TCTGCAGCTTGTGAAGATGTAGTATGTGCTAGAACATATTCGTTAGTTAAAGTTCCAGCTCCACTTACTTTAGGCCACGCATTATCAAAAAACTCTCCCATAGAGCTTGTTACATAAGAGGAACTTTCTTCATACATATATTTTTCAAAAGGGTCAAAGTTGTTTTTTACTTCTTTTATTTTTGTATGATATAATTCTTTGTCAGCGCTAGAACCACTAACACCAATATATGAAGAACTTACTATTCTAAAACTTTCAATCTGTTCTAGTTTTAATTTAAAGTTTTCAAGTCTTTTTGTTGCCGATGAAAAATTTACAAAATTAGCAAAAGCACTATGGTCAACATTTATGTCAACACTATCCATACTTTGACTTAAAAATTCATTTTGTAAAGAATCTGAAATCAAAGCATCATCACTTAAAATATCTCCTTGATTTTTGTAGTCTAAAGTTCTTCTTTGTATAGGACTTTCAACATTCATAATATCAGGAGATTTTAGTACAATGTCTCCTGGATCTGTATCTACAAATTCAACTATCTCAACATTTTCATTAATTGGATCAGACATTTCTTTGACAACAATACACTCATCTAGTCTTTGTATATCACTTGGCAAAGGTTCATATAATTTATAGGTAACAGAGTATGGAAATGGATTACTTGTTACATCTTTCTTAAAATTTGTTGTTAAAAACATTCTATTTCCAAACTTTAAGTAAGTTCTTAAATCGTAAGGATTATACACTAAATAAGATACATTAAATTCTGGATATGTTCCAGTATTATTTCCATCTAAATAAGTCTCAAATGAGCTGTCACCTAAAGCATTTGCGGCATCTTCAAAGCTTTTATCTACCGTTATTGTAGTTCCACCATCTTTAACATTTGTTATTTTAGCGTTAAAAGACCTTAATGTATCTATTTCTGATTGTTGATTTGTTAAGGTAAAATCAGCAAATAGATTATCAACCCAAGTTATACCATATGATGTATCTTCAGATAAAACATTACTCCACGCATTGTGTCCGTTTATTTTCAAAAACCATTCAGCTATAGGATTCCAATCATCAGGAATTTCAAAATTTAATTGATAAGAACCCCACGCAGTAGCTTCGGTGGTAAAAACTTTTTGTGTTAATGAAGTATATGTGTAAACAGGAGGACCTGCTAAAGTGTTCCATTCTTCACCATCCCATTCCCATTGTAATCCTTGACTACGAACTCCTACTTTCTTAGGGTTAGTGTCAAATGAAAGTATCTCAGTACCATCATCATAAATAGGAGCAGCTAATCCTTTGATACCAGTACTATCTCCAACTCTACCTTCAGGGTTATCAGGTGGAGCATAACCATAATTATCAGCAGCTGGATTTCTAACACCAAAAGTTAAAGGTGTTCCGCCAGTACCAACCTCACCAGCTCCATATGCGAATGAGTCAATACTTTTTGAACTATCCACACCATCATCACCAGCATCACTATTCATTTTATAATATGTATCACCTACTATACAAGACCAATTAGACCAATGACCACTGTAAGCACCTTTTGAAAAAGCGACATCCCACTCAGATGGTAAACCAGCAAACCCTTTGTCGTCTTGAGAGCCATCAAATACTGCTGGATAATCTTCATCAAAGAATGTACCACCACCACCTTCTTCAAAAAAGTCTCCGTCACCATCACCCATTCTCCAGTATTGATTAGATCCTTTTATAGCAAAATAATGTAGAAACTTATTGTCTTTTTTTCTAAACATGGTTTCAAATTGACCACCACTTTCATTTAGCACATTATTGAAATCGCCATCTAACTCAGACCACTTTTTTAAACCATCATCAACTCCACCACCACCTATTTCATCAGAACCCTTTTCAACCATAAAGGCTCTGTTACAATCATTTTCACCACTTCCATTACTATAGTATACTAAGTAATAATCACTACGGATTCCATTACTATTAGTTTTTCTTGTTCTTGATATACTTTGTATATAACCATTTTCAAATATATCTTCGTAGAGAGTTTTCCCTGTTTCCTCAATTACAAAATTTCTTACAGATGGAAACCATTCATCAAATCTAAAAAGTTCTACATCGTTGAAATTAGCAGTAAATGATTGTTTAAGTAGCCATATTAAATCGTCTTTAATTAGAATAATTTTATCTTGTCCTACTATTGTACCTGTCTGCCATCCAGTATTTTGACCTGGTGTGTTATTTCTTTGAAAGTGTGGTATTCCTTGACCTGGAAATTGATATGGATGTCCATTTGCTAGATTATTAAAATCTTCAGGACTCGCAACTCCTGCGGGAACACTAGGTGCACCACCTGCTATTACAGGCACCCATGAACTTATACCATCCCATTTCCATTCTCCATCTTGACTTAATTCTCCTATCTTTGAATAGGTTTCACTTCCTAAGTTTGGACTCCAAGTAATTACATCATTTCCACCAGGAGGTCCTTCAACACCACCAAACCCACCAGCACCACTTTGTACATTTGTTACTATCCAAGCTCCATCACCACCCCAAGTAGAAGTCGTTGTTACATCTTGTGTCGGTGCGAAAAATTCTAATCCAAACGTAGTTATTATATCCGTAGTTTTACTTGGTGGTTGGTCCTCAATTGTAGACGCGTTTCCAGGAGTATTAGCTAAGAACCCAGCTGGAGGACTTGTAGGTATTTCTTCAGTAGGTTGATATGGATTAAAAGGGTCAAAATATCCTTCTGGTGGAACGTTTGGTTGATCTTCTATGAAAATTTCACCTGGATATTGAATTTCAACTTCAACACCCTTACCAGCCTTTGTACTTTTCATATCGAATTGAATATTTATTTCATCTCCAATAGAAGCTCCAAGAGATTGAAGCTCTGATAAACGTTGTCTAACAGAAAGTTCTCTATGTCCATCAATTGTTGGCCATAAATCATAATCTATATACAAATTATTTTGATCTATAAATTTTAAACAATTACCCCCACTTAATCCTTCATTTCTAACAAACTTTGCGTGATATCCAATCGGACTACTTCCTGCGTGTATTCCTGTATCTAATTGATTAAATCCACTAGTCCAATCTACTAATTTTACAGCATCACTATGTACACTCTGATCCCAACCAGCATCTATAATAGTTGGCTGAGCAGTATTTTGATCTATTTCTATATCTTCAAATCCAGAGTTTTTGATTATATTGATATCAGTTCTTACATCAACAATTTCTGTACCAACTTTGAAAACATTCGGTATTGTTAAAGTTCCACCAACCATATTTGAAGTAAATCTAAATCCACCAGCAGAAGGATTTATTTCTAAATCTCTAGCAGCATTTAATTGTGGCTGTGGTGGTGGTGAACCAGCGCTAAATCCAGGAGGTGGATCTTGAAGATTAAGAACTTTAATAAAAGTTATACTACTATCACCATCATCAATTCTGACTGATTCCTGTAGTTTTTGAAAATCCTCAATATATCTACCATCATTTATATTTTTCGCGTTTAATCTTATTTCTGTTCTTGTTGGCGAAACAGCGTCTACATTGTATTTATAATTTGTAAGTAAAAGTTGTTCAGCAACATCAGGATTTTGATTATATTGTTCTTGAGTTCCTTTAAATATTTTGCCAGTATCATCTATGTAAATATTATCAGCAGTTGGAGTTATTTGATAAACTTCATCTTCAAAACCAACTTTAGTTCTCATTAAAACAGGATCTTCACTGCCGGCTAGACTTCTTAAAAATCTATATCTTAGGTTAAATCTACCAGCATCGTATCCAAAAGACTTTAGATGTGTACCAGGAAATAATTTTATGTAATTATCATCAACTTCTAAATTAGCTTCAAGAGTACTTAAATCTTTGTACTCAATAAAATTTCCAAGCGAATCATATAATTCAACCAAAACAAAATCACGAATTCCCTGATCTCCAAATAAACCAGCCTCATAAGGTTTTTGTCCAACCTTTTTAGTTATACCTCTAAGCAGTCTTTGTTTATCTTGTGACGTTAATTGACTTGACATTACAATTCCCTTATATCTCTGTCTAATATTTCATTTATAGAATCATCGTCTTTTAGTTGGTCTACTATAATAGGATGGTAAAGCTGAGCAGCCTCATCTTCATATAGTTCACCAGTATATGGGTTTTCAAAAATTCTTATAGTTCCACTTTCATCTCTTACTAATTGATCGCCAGAGTAAGCTTCTCCTTGCTCTAAGGCTGTTTGTTTCAATCGTTCTCTTTCACTTAGATAATTCTGCTCATCTTCATTAAGTAGATTTTGGTAAAAAGGTAACTCTTGTAGTTCTTCTTTTGTGTATGGCATTTTTTACCTAACTACTTTAAAAGCAAAGTCATCATCAAAATATTGTATTGTTTCATCTGATGTTCCACTTCCGCTAACAACTTTAAATTCAAATTTGTAATATCTTTCTGCTTGAAATCCATCCATCCAGAGATTGAAATAGTTTCCTGTTCCGTCACAGCTAATTAATGATCCTGAACCAAATGGTATAACAACATCGCCACTTTCATCATCTATAACAGAATAGTAAGCACCATCCTCACCAATCTTTTCTTTACTTCCGCTTGGTAAATATTTTACTGTTAAATATTCTGAAGCAGTATTAGAATATGATTTAGTAGGATATCTACCTCTACCTATAACTCTAAATTTTATTTTGGACTTTTCTTTATATTCAGTTCTTAAACTTTTCATATAAAATACTAAATCTTCTAATTCAGCAGAGGATAGTGGGTCTAGTGAGCCTGTGTTCCACGTAGTATCATACCATTCAACTTCTAACTTTGGTGGATATATTGTATTAGTTTGTCTAGAGAAGAAAGAAAAACTACCTAATAAATCGGTATTACCCTCTTCACCAGAACCACTTCTCGCAACAACACCATTCTCTACCAATTCAAGACTACCACTTCTTTTAATTATAAATCCTTCATTAGAATAAGTTTCGTCTAACCACTTATTTACAATTGGAGTAACATCCATTCTCAAATCACTAGTTCCCCAAGTAAAAGATTGTGAAGCGTATACCTCATCATGCCAAGTTCCACCTTGTTCAGATGAAGTTGATTGGGAGTTTGGATTCCACCAATCTTCTTCATTAATGCCAGTTTTGTAATCCCAACTAGCACCTTGGGTTGTAGTAGGATTATCTGAATCAAAGCCTTCTCCTTCAACCCAACTTTGACTCACAGGGTAAGCCCACAAAGATTGACTATACCCAAGCTCCATTGGATTAGCATCGTACATATTTAAGTAGAATTTAGCATCTGTTGAAATCAAGCCTCTGTGCATAGATTGTGATATGTAAGACAAATCAAATTTTATTAAAATACGTGAAACCTTGACATTAGTACCATCAGTTTTTTGGTCTTTTCTTACTTCTAATATTTCATCCAAACCTGTATTCTTACTGCCAGAAGCAAAATATATTGTTGTGTCTATATCTGGAAAAATAAAATAATGCATTAGTTTCCTCCACCAGCAGAGTCACCGACTACTCTACCTTCAATGTCAATTGATGGAAATTTCAGTTCAAATATACTTGGGTCTGCTGCGGGATAAATTACACCTTCCTTAGTAGCACTAGCTATGTCATATAAATTTCCTGAGTATCCGCTAGTTTTTGCCGCTTTGTTCACAATCGTAACAGGAGGCCTATCACTAGCACTATCATCTTCATCCACATCTTCTGGCGGAACAACTGCAGAAACACCATCTGTCAATGATATTTGATATGCTAAATCTGCTAGAACTATTGGTTGTCCGATTTGCCATTTTTCTATATCAAAAAAGTCTCTTACTTTCTCTATAGCTTGTAAAACTATTTGTTCTTTATTGTAACCAGCTTTTGTTAGAATATTAAATTTAACTCCTATGTTAATCACATAAGCATCCTTTATGTTTACAGCATCAGTCACCATTCTAAATTGTGTTAGATAAGTTTGTAAATTTTCTTTAACTGTATTATTTACAGTTGTTAATTTTTTACTAGCATCATAACCTAAAAGGTAAAGGTTCATAGCTAATGGATTTGGAATAATGTCTGTTTCACCATTAGTATTGGTTTCATTTTGCTCATCTTGAACAATGTATGCTTTTGCTATGTT